ATTCTCAAGGTTTGTCCTGAAACAGCTAAAGATGCACCCGATCCCCAAGTCCCGCGACTCCAAGTTCCAGCACCCCACCCAGTACCTGTTATAGTTGTGTCTAATCCAGTGTTAATTTGATATGCGCCAACGACACTAGACCCACCATTCCCGCTATCAGAAGTTGTTGCGAACACATAAGAGTTACTCAAACCATTTGTCGTTGTGATGCTCTCAATTGAGGCTACAGCGCGAGCGTTTATATAATATGAATTGTTGTCTTTGATATAAAATATTTGGTACTCTTGATTAAGGACGTTAGCAGTTACTGCATCACCTAACGTAGCCGCTCCAGAAAAAGTAACAAAATCATGTTCTAATGCGCCGTGGGCGGTATCCGTAACAATTATTGTAGAGCATTTGACCGCTGCACTAGAGCTATGAGACGCTGCGGTTGATCCGTTAAGGCCACGAACACAACCTGTGAGGTTGTTTCCTACCAATAAAGCATAACTAATAGTTTCCAAACCAATTTGAATAATACCCGCGTCAGGGAAGCCACTGCCACTTGTTAAGGGTATTGTCGTAACAACCGCATCGACTCCTGACGAAAGTGTGTTAGCGGAAGCGTCAAACGTGACATCTCCAGCAGAGGTGGTTACACGAATAGGCGTAATGTCATTATACGCGCCACCTTCATTAATATAGTATTTTAAGTTTGTGCCTACCCCAAGATAATTAGTTCCATCCAATGCTTGCCAAGGATGCAAAGCACGACACGTTCCTAAAAAAGCGTTGGTGGATTCTTTTATCCAACCACCAATTTTTTCGGGGAAACCGAACCTAAACCTAACTTTGTCCATATCAAACCAACCGCCTTCATTTGAGTAGGAAGTGGTTTCGCGGTTGATACCGGGACGAAATTGAAGTTTAGTTAGCGGCATCACAATTCTCCTGATATGAAGATCATACACAATTGTTTAGTTTAAGCCATAGTTAGGTAAGCCGAACAATTGTACGAGTCATCATTTTTTAAAAATAAGCCGAACAATTTAAACTATAAGCTCGAAATGAGGTCCATCAATGAAGGGTCTACGGCCTTGAGACCTTCGAAGGTCAATGTAAGAGTTCATAGCCTCTTCCATTGTGCCGTCCCAGTGGCGTATATCGCCCACCGACCAAGCAGCGCCCCACTTAACAGCAACGCCAGCCATCTCCGCACCTTCCGTCATAGCATCAGCTAGATCGTCATAGAGGTTAAGCTCCCATGATCCACGACCATTAATATACGCCATGAGATCGACAGCATGACCCGTTAAGTGTTTGGACTTCATGGTTTGGCTTGCGCCTTTAGCAACCAATTCTTTTTGCTGCTCAAGCGTTCGCATACCTTGGATGACGCCAAAGTCTGTTTTTGTTGCAGTGATTGCGTGATTAACAACAGCAACCATCCGCTCGTCTACACCTTCGAGCCTATCGAGGCTCCTTCGTGATAATTTAAAACTCATTGTCTTTCCTTTACTTTATGCCAGCCATATACAGTTTAACTTCGATTTCTTTAAGCCTGATTTCCATTGCTCTGACTCTAGTAATAGCATCAGCCACTTCTGGCGGCGGTTTAAACTCGTCAATCCAGTTGTCGTTTTCCTCAACCTCAATAGCCAACATCTCTAGGTTGTGCTCCAAAAAACTTAACCGCTCACTGATCCCGAAATAGGCCCAGACACTTACTGCTGTAGCCGCAATCATCGCTAATAAGTTCTTTAACGGAATTGTAAACTCTGAGCTTTCGGAAAGTTTGGTCATTACTTCCTCTTAAACAAGGCTGTTGCGCCTCGCACACCGAAACTTGCAGAAATTGCCAAACCTAAACTGTAGAAATACCAGTCAGGTGCTTTGTTAAGCTGCTCAAACCCACGATCAACCCAGCCTTCAGCACCGGGAATCCAGCAAAGCACTAATGGAATTGATAAGATTATTACAAACCATTCGTCCTTCCAGCTAGACCTAGATCCTTCCGCCATGATGCGTTCCCAATCGGCAACACTTGTTTCTTTTGACATCAATATCTGAGCCTTGGCTTTGGCCTCGGTTAGCTTTAACTCTGCATTCGCGGCGTTCTTATCCGCTTTGCCTTGTAACCAGCTTCCCGCTAAATTAGCGACTGGGCCTATCAGTGCTTGTAGCATTTTTGTTCTCCATTGCATTGAACCCGAAATATGCAGCAACAACTCCGCTAGCTCCAATTACATAAACACTTGCTATATCTGTAATTAGCTCCGCAGCGCGTTCTAGCCCAGTCCACACGGCTATGACTATAATTATTGGGTAAAGCAGCATCCCAGCAGCACATGCTATTGTGAGCCGCCTCTGCGTGTCTCTTTTGGCGTTCTGGTCATCCATGCGTAGCCGACGATCTTCCAGCATCAACTCACGCTCATCCGGGTCAATCTTCCCGTTTGAGTTGAGGTCGTATTGTTCTTTTTCCATCTAAGAAATACTCCGCTGCGCGTTTGTCTCGGGTGATTATAACAACTTTTCCTGATTTGTCATATACAACGTATTGTCGCTTTTTATTCTGATGTAACCTCAAAACAATAAACCGCTATTGTGCTACTCGTAACCAAGACTTTGGCATCATCCAAAGCTATCTGACACGCTTCACTTGTGCGAAACTGACCTAGCTCATAATGTTCAAGCGCTCCATTCGTAAACATAAACCAGACTAAAATCCACATTAGTAATTCCCGTTACGTTCGTTATACAAGTACAATACGAATATTAGTGAGGCTATCCCACCGAGTAGAAGCAGACCGATAATGATTGTGTTGAGGCAATTATCTATGAACTCTCGTTTTTTATAGACAAGATCTTTCTGGATCTTTCTTTGCTCGGCTTCCATTTTAAGAATTTCTTCCCAAGCGCTGGGTCCGTAATTCCAAGAAATATGGTCCTTTAGTTCTTGGCGCATTTCTTTCGCTTTCTGTTTATGCGCCCACAACTCAATAGCATCGTTTTCTGTGTTGCTAAACATCTTGTATGCTGGCGGTTTAAGCGCCCGCTGCTCAAGGTAATCAAGATCTGAAAGCGCTTTTGACCACTGACCTACAGTCCCAGCCATGCCTGAGATATCCCGACCCACATCGATAGCCTTCTTAATACCCTGATAGGCTGCTGTTGCCGCAGCAATTGCGCTAACAGGATCCATTTTATCAACCCATCTTGGTAAGCACAGCTACCAGAAGTGCAATGATAGAACCGGTAGCAGCCAACATGATTGACTCCATACGCTTGACACGGTTGAACAGATCTCTAAATTGAATATCCATCTCAGTCTTCATAGCCACGATGTCCTTCTCCAATCCATCAATGCGCTGATGTGCAGATGATACTGTTCTTTTATCCATTATTCAGCATTCCTAGTTTATGACTTCAGCCTCTTCAACTTCAGCCTCAAGTGATGTAGCCAGCATCTTTACAAAGGCTTGCTTTCCAACATGCAATTGATCCAGATTAAATTGAGCCGACCCTGCCTTACGGTCAAGGTCTTTGATGTGGTTTAGCATAACCTTTTGCTGATCGGTCAGTTGATCTTCAGTATATTCAATATCGTCAATCGTAATGGTGTTTGTTTTTTTCTCAGCCATCGTGATCTCCTTTCGGTTAGGGGTTGAATTTATTATTCTTCTAATGCTGTTAATCGTGTTTCAAGACTGTCGATCTTTGTCAGTGCCTCTTGCAACGCAGCGGTTAATAATGGGACCAACTTGCTCTGATCTATACCTTGGTAATCAGGGACACTGCGAGTACCCATAACAGCCGCAGTTGTGACGTTACCATCATCATCAAGAACCTCTGGAGTAACTTCATACTCCTCGTCACGCATGGCATCTTTAGAGCCGTAGATTGATTCTGGCACTACTGTAGCTGCTTCGTGTGCTAAGAAACCATCGACCCTAGTACCATCAGCAATCCACGCAAAGTTTACTGGGTTTAACGCTTGGACACGAGCAGATGCGCCTGTCATTGGCTGTACGTCAGTTTTTAATCGATAGTCGCTTGATGTGTTATAGGCTGTATTAGAACCAGAAACTGAAATGGAGCCTACACCGTTAGAGTCGTTGTAAAATTGTACTACAGTTCCATCGGTGCCTAGCCTGTTTAATAGCAAGACTGCGGCGCTGTCACACACAAGATAAGCCGACCCACTTTGATTAAGTTCAATGCCCGCAGCGTTACCAGCTGCTGTTTTGCCTAAAAACGCAGTGCCGCTGCTGTCGATGCGTAAACGTTCACTTGCGTTGGTGAAAAATGCCATGTAATTACTTGGATGATTATACTGTATTCGACCTACGTCATTATCCTGTGGATCGCCAAACAAAATCTGACCGTTGCTAGTGTTTGGTGTTAATAGACTTATCCCAGTGTTTGCTGAGTTTTCGACAGTTAAATCAGTGTTTGTGGAAACCGTTGAAACTCCAGATGACGCATTATATACGTGTAACCGTTGTGTTGACGATGGGGAGCTTGTGCCAATACCAACATTGCCGTTTTCATCTATTCTTACCGCTTCAGTAAGTGTGCCAGAACTTGAAGCATTTGTGTTAAAAGTAAGCTCACCGCCGCCGCCAGTCCCTGCATATAAAACCTCAATGCTAGCAGCAATTCCGGGTGTAACGTCATTAGTATAGAACTCTATTCCACCTGCCTGATTGTTCGCAGTTGCGGTTGTGTCAGTGTCAGTGATGCGAATGTAGTTTGCTTTTGCGCCAGCGTTGTTATCTGCAGAGGTTTCCAGCTTGCCTGTGACTGAGATACCTGTGGCGGTGGTGGCAAGTTTAGCCGAGTTGTCGTAGTGAAGGGTCACAGCAGCATCTGCTGCGGCAGTAATCATACTCTCGCCAGTATACTTTTGTAATAGAATATTGTTGCTACGGATATAAAGATCACCTGTACCAGCGTCATCTATGAAACTGTGCGAACCTGAGTGGTAAATCTGTAGGTCAGACCCAGCACCGAAAACCAATCTATCATCCGTAGCCCCAGAGCTATCTCCAAAAACAATAGTATTGCCACCAGTCGTATTGCCGTTAGCAAGAATCTCAGCCAGTGTATCAACTGTGCCGACCTGTGAGTCAACGTAAGCCTTAATGGATTGTTGTGTAGAAAGCTTGGTTGCGCTGTTAGAAGCCATGTTGTCTTCATCCAGAACGCCATTCACTGTGGTAGAGCTTGCAATATTCAAGCTAGTGCCAACTGTTAATGTGGTTCCAACCGCCGCTGCACCAATGATGTTAAGCGCGTCAAAATGTGCATTGTTAAACACGTTCGCCGCTACCGCGCCAGAACCCGCGCCGTTAAAGAACACAACCGCTGTCGTTCCCGCTGGAACCTCGTAGTCATTTGATGCGTTATAGGTGCCTTGAAACAACAATATACTGCGCGAACCAGACAGGTTGTTACGCACATAGATAATCTTTTCAGCATCATTTGGGGTAAGCTGCACATATACTGTTCCGCCAATATCTCCGCCATCCCCAAAAATAACTAAGCGATTACGCCCGTTAGACGCTGCGCCATCGCTAACTGGAAGGGTGTTGGGAGAACCTGTCGATCCCGTGGCACTTAACGTTACGGAAACTTGACCGTCAAGAGAAGTGTCCAACAACTCAAAGTTTGTGTTCGTTGTATCGCCCCATGTACCAGACTGTTCACCTGTGCCTATGAGTTCTATACCGTTATTTAACGTATATGTACTTGCCATGTTATTGTCCTATGCTGCTATGTCATCCCAGTTTGGAGTTTGAGACGGTGTTTCGTCACTCCATGCAGGGGTGGAAGATGGTGTGGTTGGAGTATAACTTGGATTTTGATTTGGATCAATCTGTGAGAAAGAAGAAGATTGAGATGGTGTAATCGGAGTATAGCTTGGATTTTGATTTGGAACAATACGTCCCCATACAAGAACTTGTCCAACTTCACCTGTTGCTGAAACTCCCGTTGGAGTTACTCCTGCTTCAGCAATTGTTGTAACTGTTCCAACAGAGCCTGTTCCTGAAACGCCAGTGACAGTTATAGAAGATTTTGCCTCAATAGTTACTGAACCAACCGAACCAGAGGCAGACAATCCTGTAGCGGGAGCGTTTGCATCTGCGGTTGTCGTAACAGTACCAACTGAGCCTGTGGCAGATAATCCCGTAACGGAAGCGTTTGCCCCCGCAGTAGCCGTAGCCGCGCCTACTGAAGCTGTTCCTGCTACGCCAGTAACTGTAACATTAGCCAATCCTGTCACAGTTACAGAATCTACCGCACCAGTAGCCGCAACTCCCGTAACAGAGATATTCGCTTCTGCAACTACGGTAACAGAGCCAACTGACCCTGTAGCGGCTAATCCTGTAACGGGCGTGTTTGCTTCTGCAACAACAGTAACAGAACCAACTGAAGCTGTAGCCTTGGGTAGATTAGTCTGACTCCAAGGCATATCGCCCCAACCAAAGCGGGACCAACCGCCAATTGGAACGATGATATCTGCCATTAGGCTATCCTAATAATCGCGTTACTTGCGTCCGCTGTTGGAAATACAACTGTAAAATCACCTGCGGTGGATGTTTTATCGCCACCAAAATCTAATACAATAACCGAGGGGTCACCTGACGCACTGTCATTAAAAATTAACGCGCCACGAGCCGTAACTGTTGCCGTACTAAAAGTTAGATCAGAAAAATCAGTAAGTGCTGTAGTTCCACTTGTTGATGGGTCTACACGAGTAAGAGCCGCACCTTTTGCTGTATATCCTGTACCAGAAACCTCGTTCGAGGAAGTGTAAGCTGTTGTTGCAGCATTAAACGATGCACTGTTAGTATAGAGCGCAAGATTAAAGGTGCTACCACCTGAGTTTTTAAAGTTATGAACAGCCTCAAGAAGTTCTTTCTTAAAGCTAGTACACATGAAATTACCTGAAAAGGCCATGTCACATTCTCCTTATAAGTTCAGCAAGCTCTGGGTGGCCTGCATCATTGATTGCATTATACACCGTAGTTCTATCACTTTTTGCGGCTTCGCGTAAGTAGAACTCAATGATTTTTGTGATATTGCGCTTATAAGACAACGCTTGATCACGAATCGCAGGAGGGGCGGAATCTCCCACAAAGACTATTTTATCCGCGCATCGTTGCGCGACTTCTTCAGGAGTAAACCCACGATTATGTGTAGTTTTTACGTCTACTTTGAAATCTTCATCTAAATCTATATTTAAAGCGGGTATCATGTTTTCTCCCTAAGAATAAGGCCCGTGCGATAGGCATCAGTAACCTCTTGTGATTCTCCGAAGTTTTTAACGCGAGAAAGAGCTTCAGTGAACCTTTGAGTATAGTTTTGTATTAAATCAGTTTCTCCCTTCATAAAGGTATAAGCCTCTATGAGTGATCCGTACAACATTGCAACAGAAGCATTGCTACTTAGCCATGTTGTCCCATCATCAGCCCCAGCAGTTAAGCTTTGAGGACGATAAAAATAATGAAGCTCTACAGGATATGCTGAGTCTGGGGTGGGGCCTAGTATAAAATTATCAACGTCAAACTGCGCGTAATAACGAG